AAGTCATGCTTGCCAATAAGGCTCGCTTCTGATTCAGGTTCTGATCGCTGAGTCGTATGAAACGACCAGCCAGGCCATTGTCAATAAGCTGGACCATCTTGCGTAGTAGTTCTTGTTGAAGGAACATGTACGCATTCGGCTCCATGCAAATAGACCGCGACTTAGTAACGTCTTTTGGGACGAAAGCTAGTCGTGATATTCCAGCATGTTTAACCTCTCCGCTGGCCCAATACATCATTGGGCCAAGGCCTAGTTCATGGCAGTAGTTACCGCCACGAGCGTAGGCGTAGCATAGCTTCGCATCTAATGACAAATCATTCAACTTGTCAGAGGGTGTGACAACCTTCCGTTCAGATACATGGCCATTCCCAAACTTGGGATACCATGGCTCTGCCGGAAGATCTCCGATAAGTGCATACATGCACGTCCGCATGCTCTCTACGAGCTTGTGGTTATCGAAATCTATGCCACCAATCAGCTCTTCGACCTTCTCCCAACCGCGTAATGCGGTGGAATTGAAGTCTTCATCAATATACTCAAGTTTCTTACCAAAAGTAAGAAACGAGATGATATATCGTAGAAGCTCAGGGTCACCACTCCTATACCAAGCGAGATACTCGCGAAATATGGGAGTTTTTGTCATTTCGGGGAGCCACACGTGTAGTGTGGACTCAGCACCGAACGCATACTCATTAGAGAGTATGGCGTGTGACAACGCAGAGAATCGCTTTACGATCGTAAGGATCGGCTGACTCGTAAGTTGAGCAAGAAAATGCTTATACTCACGATCAGTTCGGCGATTCTCAAGAAGAGGACTGTCGGTGAGGAACTTGAGATAGGCGCTGACAAATGTACGTATAGTACGATCGTTAGCGCCATATTCCAAGTTAACAGCAAAGCGCAAATCATCAGGATTGATGAATCTACGCCGCGCGAGGAACAAGTCTGTTCCTGAGCGCATAAAGATCTCAGTGCGACCAGTTTGGGACCTGAGCCCCAGCGGAGATCCGCTTGAGGTTATCCAGGTTCGGCGGGGTACCAGTCCCACCATAAGGATAGAGGGAGGTAAAGAGTGCCTCCAACATCTTCATGGTCGTAGTCTGGTCCTGAGCCAGAACACCAACTCGGTAACCAATTCGAAAAGTTGCCGGATAGTGTTCCATGGTAGCACCGCTGTCGTAACTGACGTGTTGCCAGGTAGACAGCTGGACGGAAATGTCGTATCCTCCCTTAACGGGGGTGCGGCGCACACTGATATCCACAGGAAACCGTGGGTCAGTGTCGATGACGACATATCGCTGGGTGATAGCGCCACTTTTAGGATCCATCGTTTCGCCGCCAAAGGCGACCTTCGAGAAATCAATGAAGTGGAGATCACCGCCGTCGAGACGACGGCTTTCGTCCGGTTGAGCTTCGTACGAGATTACTGCTGACATTTTAGCCAACCTTTCGTTGTGCTAGTAAAACATACACACACGTGTATGGGTCATCTGGAATCCGTCCAGGCGGGCTGATTATAGTTTCAGCAACTGAAACGCCAAACTGCCTACAACCACTAGAGATGGCTTCGACTTTACAGCTAACCAATCGATTCGCGTATTGCGATAGATAGGTAGAAGTCTGGATAGTTCGCGGCGATACCCAGTCACTTTGAAGTCTTTGGACTCCAAACCACATTCACGATCAAAGCCGTCAACAGGTAGCAGAGACAACTTATATGAATACAAGTTGCTATGCATCTGAGTGGCGAACCAACCTATAGAGAGGAGTTCGTTCACACGAATCCTTTTCTTAGTATTGAATAACCAATCGGCTACGAAAGAGAATGGAAGTATCTCCCAAATCCGTGAAAACG